GGGGCTGGATCTGGCCAGCCAGGGGTTTCAGTGGCTGGGCAATACGATAAACAAGGCAAAGCCGCTGATTATCAGCCTGGCGGGCGCGTTCGCGGCGGTGAAGGCCGTGAAGCTGGCCACGGACCTGGTCGAAAAGGGCAAGACCCTGTATCAGTTCGGAAAAACGGCCATGCTTCTGCTCTCCGCGGTCCCGGGGGCCAAGACGTTTTTGGCCGGGTTGGCGGTGGCCACAGCGGTATCTACGGTCGTCATCGCAAACTGGGACAACATCAAATCGGCCACCGAGGAGATGTGCGACAGGACCAAAGAGTTTTTCGCAGACGTAGGAACGGCCATTACCAAGGCGTTTGACTCCGCCAAGGCGGGGGTGGCCGGGTTCTTTACCTGGATCGGGGACAAGCTGAGCAGCCTGAATGGGGCCATTGAATCGACCCCAATCATCGGCGGCATCTACAAGGGGATAAAATCTGCTGGTGGCTGGGTGATGGACAAATTGCGGGGCCACGCCCTGGGCACCCCCTATTTCTCCGGCGGTCTGACCCGGATCAACGAGCGGGGCGGTGAGATCGTGGACCTGCCCAGCGGGACCAGGATCATCCCCCACGACGTCTCCCGGCGGATGGCCGGAGGTCCCAGCATCACGGTCAACGTGACGGTGCAGGGCAATGTGGTGGGGAACACTGCATTTGCCGACCAGATGGGGCGGATCATCGCCCAGCGGGTGCTGCGCGCGGCGGCGAACAGCTGAAAAAAGCCGCCCCCGGCTGGGGGCGGCGAGGGGGCGGAGATCAGGCCTGGCCTGGATCTCCCTCTTGGGCGATATAGTCGGAAATAAACCGCTTGATCTCGGTGGTGGGGGTGGTTCCTTTGGCGGCGCAGGCCGCGCGGAAGGCGTCCAGGACCTCCGGCTTGAGGTCCAGGGGGAAGCGGACATAGTTTTTCCGCAGGTTTTTGATTTGCGAGCTGTATTTTGTCTCCCCCATGTTATTTGCTCCTTTGCCGCTGGACCAGGGCAAGGACCAGCTTGACCAGCCCAAAGGCGATCAGCAGATACCCAAGTGCGGTTAAAAATTCTTTCATTGTGACCTCCTTGACAGCGTTTGGTGGATTCGTTATTATGAGGGGGGCGGGTTTCCCCGCCCCCGGTACGCGGCTACTCCATGATGTTTGCAATCAGGAGAAGCAGCGTCCCCACAACTAAGTCCACCAGCGCTCCGACTAAGGTTTGCGGCCAGTCGATGGAGCGTTTGGTGGGCTTTTTCTTTTTCGCACTCATTTGAACCACCCCCTTTCGTTGTATTAAGTATAACATACGTACGTATAAAAGTCAAGGGTTTTTTCAGAAAAAACGGAGAAAAATCATCGCCCAGCGGGTGCTACGCGCGGCGGCGAACAGC